ACAAGCAGATTCGTAAAGAGGGTGAAGGGATTAAAGGTGTCCTCCGAAGGATGCAAGAAAAGGACTGGGTTGCTGAAATAAGAAGCAAGAAACACAAGATAGGCCATCTTCATGAAACTAATGTTGATCTTAAAATGGAGATAGACCAATTGAAAGAACGATTGGTGGTGTTACAACAACAAGCAAACAATGAATCTGGTGGCGACTTTGTTGACCCTTCTGTACTGCATCGTGCCGAATCAAATTTGCAAACGAAACAAACGCAACTTCGTAAGTTACGTAATTCTATCGAAACAACTCAAGAAGAAATACAATCGCTTAATGTTAAGTTTGGCAAGTATAACAACATCAAAGCTTCGTTTCCAATCGAAGGTTTCCGAAGAAGGTTAGAGAACCTTGAAGATCTGAATAGATCTTTAATGAAACAGAAGAACCTCCTCGATAAAGAAAACCGTATCTTGAAAGGCCAAAAGCATTCTGTATCTTTGTTGAAAGAAGTTCCTTGTGGAGATTCTTTCCCTACATGTAAGTTTATTGCAGAATCACATCGAAATAAACAACTAATGGCAGAACAAAAAGAATTGGTGGGAGAGTTAAGAGAGGAAGTTGCAAAAATGAAAGAAAGCATCGATGACCTACAAGGTGAAGGACTCCGGAATAGGATTGCTAAGTATGAAGGTATGCTAAGGCAAGAAGCGGAAGATAAAATATTGCATGCTAGACTTGAGTCTTCTATAGAGGCAACAAACCTGAGAATAGGCCGATTGGAAAAGGACACCGAAGAGTTAAACGAACATATATCAGTTCTTAAACTTAAGCTAAATGCTGACAAGACCGATGAACTAAAGCGTCTCCAACGATTAATCGAGAATGTAAGTTCCCAAATAAGATCAAAAGATTCTGGATATATGGCAAATGTTCAAAAAGTAGGAAAGTACACATCAGACATAGAGCAACTTAAGAAAGACCAGCTCGAATACGATAGGCTCCAAATGGAATACAAAGTGTATGACTTTTTGCAAAGAGCCACTTCTTGGAGAGGTATACCAACACAAGTGATGGCAAAGCAACTACCGGCAATCAATGCAGAGCTTGCAAAAATTCTATCTGATGTAACTGGCTTTACAATTGAGTTAGAGGTGGATGAACGGAATACTGACATCTATATAAACTATGGTGATACTAGGAGGCCAGTCGAGTGTGCTTCTGGGATGGAAAAGATGGTTTCGTCTATGGCACTCCGTGTAGCAATGTCGAATGTATCTTCTTTAAGTAAATCTGACATGTTCGTAGTTGATGAAGGTTTTGGTGCACTTGATCCACAAAACATAGAGGCAGTTGTAGGCCTACTACATCGACTCAAGCGATACTATAGACTAATTCTTGTTATATCACACGTTGAAGTTATCAAAGATTCTGTAGATGACGTTATAGTGATCACTAGAGAAGGAGTCGACTCAAAGGTGAAGTATGAATAAAATTAAAGTTGTGATACCTGAAGACTACAAACCGGAAGCCAAAGATTGCCCCGTATGTGGGAAAGCGTTTTCTGGTCTTCGAGATATAGTTAACTTTCGAAAATGGCAATGTTGCCACAATTGTGATGACAAGTATCGTTATCCAAACCGAGAAAAGTGGGAAAATGGTTGGAGACCAGATAATTACATAGAAAAGGAGATACCCAATGTTAGACATTCATGAATTAAGAGTACTAGGTGGACTTATTGATACAACTTTTGGAAGAACATCCATTAGGGAATCAGGTCATGCTATAGCATACAAATTGGTTAATCATTGTGATGAAGGCCATACACTTGAAATTAGATTCGAAACTGTTGTTAATGTAAACCCGAGTGAAGGTATTCAAACTAGACAGAAAGAATACGATGATATATCAATTAAGATGATTAATGAGGCAGTAAAACAACTCAAAGCAGACTTCAAAGATGTTTCAGGCCGTGCATTGAAGATAAAAGAGTTCAAGTCCGACAGAAGTGGACAACAACCACTTTTTGATTCAAACTTAGAAATCTTTTCTTTCAATCCTTCGTTACTTCGAGGGAAATACTATAGAACTATTCAATACCATGTTGAGTAATGGCATCTTTACGAAACAATAAACAAGCGCAGATCAAAGAGATCATCAAATGTGGGAAAGACCCTATATACTTTTTTAATCAGTATGTAAAGATCCAACATCCTACTCAAGGTTCGATTCCTTTCAAGACGTACGATTTTCAAAATCATTGTGTAAAAGACTTCAGGCAACACCGTTTTAATATTGTCCTGAAGTCTAGGCAATTAGGGCTCTCCACTATTACAGCAGCCTATGCAATGTGGATGGTGTTGTTTCATAAAGATAAAAATGTTCTTGTAATTGCAACAAAATTAGCAGTGGCACAGAACTTTATAAAGAAATGTAAGTTTCTATTGGCTTCATGTCCAAAGTGGTTGATACTTCCACAGATTGTGAAAAATAATTCTCAAGCATTAGAGTTTAATAATGGCTCACAAATCAAAGCAATCCCAACATCTGATGACGCGGGTAGATCGGAAGCATTGTCACTTCTAATCGTGGACGAGGCTGCTTTCGTAAGAAACTTTGACACACTGTGGACTGGTTTGTATCCAACGTTGTCTACTGGTGGTGAAGCCATTGTGCTTTCTACCCCTAATGGTGTAGGCGGTCAATACTATGACCTTTGGGTATATGCTGAAAAGGGTGAAAACATTTTCAACCCAATCAAACTTACGTGGGATGTACATCCAGATAGAGACGACGAATGGTTTGAAGCAGAAACAAAGAACATGACACAAAAGCAGATTGCACAAGAGCTCTTGTGTGACTTTGCTGCGTCTGGAGAAACCTTTCTTAGAGTTGAAGACATTGAATATATACGAGACTGGATTCGGACTCCTATTGATCGATGGGGCCCTGACATGGGTGTTTGGGTTTGGGACTATCCTTTAAGTAGCAAGAAATATGTGATCTCTGCAGATGTGAGTCGGGGTGATGCCGGAGACTATTCAACTTTCCACGTAATCGACACTGAAGCGTCTTTAATCGTAGCAGAATATCAAGGCAAATTACCACCAGATAGATTTGCACAACTATTAGCAGAAGCCGGAAAGAGGTATAACGATGCATTGGTATGTCCTGAAAATAATTCGTATGGTTATGCGGTCATTATGAAATTAAACGAGCTAGACTACCGAAACTTGTATTTCCAAAATGACAAAGATAGATATAATTACATGTACGGTGATAAAGACATCGGCAAAATCGGGTTTCAGACTAATTCTAAGACCCGGTCACAAATACTGACGAAATTGGAAGAAGTGTTGAGAACCAAACAAGTAAAGATTCGTTCCAGTCGGTTATACGAAGAATTAAAAACTTTCGTATGGAAGAATGGAAAAGCACAAGCAATGAGAGGCCAAAATGATGATCTTATCATGGCCCTAGCTATAGGTGTTTGGCTTTACGATACCTCTCCTCAATTATCAAAAACTGGAACAGATATAAACAAATCGATGTTGGCAGCTTTTGCTGTGAACTCCACACCAATGGAAGATACCGTAATAGATCAGAATGGACAAAAGATACACCACAAGAGAAAGAGTGTGACTTATCCCGGTTCTCGATCTCCATACGGTAATTTTGATTGGCTGAAATAAAACTGACGCATATTTATTGGTTAGTTAAGGAAGGTATGACACAATGGCAGAAAGAAAAACCCCGGACAACTTATTCCAACGACTCACGAAATTGTTTCGAAGTGGACCAAGTGTCAAGCGAAAAGTTAAGAATTACACAAAAGCTGATAAGAATGCCTCTTCTGCTGTGGAGCTTTTTAAGAAAGCTCATTCAGACGTTTACAATAGCACTCTTTCTGCTTATGGGACTTTTGACCGCATGGCTCGCTATAGTGATTTTTCTGAAATGGAATCTACACCCGAGATTGCTAGCGCCTTGGACATCTACGCAGAAGAAACATGTTCCCAAGACACCGAAGGAAAAGTCCTCCATATCCACTCAGATAACTCCAAAGTAAAAGAGATATTACATACGTTATTTTATGACACGTTGGATGTAAATTTCAATATGGTGATGTGGACACGAAACCTTTGTAAGTATGGTGATTTCTTCTTATTCAATGATGTATCACCTGAATATGGCGTCATTAATGCATACCCTATTCCAATCACAGAAATCGAAAGAGAAGAAGGTTATGATGCCAATGATCCATCTGCAGTTCGATTTCGCTGGATTGCACAAGGGAATACAATCTTAGAAAATTGGCAGATCTCACACTTCAGGCTGCTTGGTAATGATGCATTCCTTCCATACGGCTCCTCTGTGTTGGAAGCTGCTAGAAGGATTTGGAGACAACTTATCCTTATTGAAGATGCGATGATGGTATATCGCGTCATTCGTGCCCCAGAGAGAAGGGTATTCTACATTGATGTCGGTAATGTACCTCCAGAGGATGTTGCAAACTATGTTGAACAAGCGAAAAATTCTTTGAAAGTAAATAAAGTTACTGGCCAAGCCAATGGAAATGTAGATTTACGATATAACCCAATGGCTGTAGATGAAGATTATTTCATTCCGGTGCGTGGTGGAGATTCTGGCACTCGAATAGAATCTCTTGCAGGTGGACAAAATACTTCTGCTATCGAGGAT